GCCTCTTCAGTTCCTCGCTCCAGACGTCCGATGGTTCTGAGGTGCTGCCGATAGAGATATCGAGCACAGGAAGGATGTTCACGTTCTCCTTGCCTGATGTTTGGTCGAATATCGCCATGGGCATTAATGGCGCTATTAGCCAGATTTGGCATGACCACCCTGGACTTGTCCCAGATCGTAACGGTCCGGAGGTCCCTGAGTTTGATGAGGGCCAAATTTTCTCTCTGCTCACACAGAGGGCTCTTAATGACACAATCATCCTTGGTGCTTATGATGATGACAATGATGATGCTTCTCTGGATGGCAATGGCAATCCGGATGCTTTCATAGTCGACTCTGAGTGCTCTTTTTAAAACAGTGAAAATCTTTAGACAAAGGCCCCACCTGATGAGATTCCCGCCCGCAGAGGAACGAAACCATTATTTATAATGGTAGTGGCTACCTCAAAGGATAGTACCACACGGGGTGTGTTGAACCCCACAACAGAGCCTGAGGCTCTCAACAGTGCCAAAGTTGCACTTGCTTTTAAGAATCTCGATCCTTCTGCTATAGACTCTGCTAATTTGCATAAGTCAAAGGTGAAGTCATCTTCAGGTGCCGCCAAATTGGCACTTGATGTGAAAGGAGTGCCCACATATTTGTATGCTGAGCAGATGGGGCTTACCCCTGACACTGCCACTGCAATTGAGGCACTCCCTGAGCGCGCCGCGCTCATTGAGTTGCGCCGGCTTGCTCGTTTCACTGCTGCCATGGCAGGGAACGAGCGAGTCGACATGACAGGTGTGCCTTCCGCACCTGAACCCGTGCTTGAGGAGGCTGAACAAGCCTTCTCGGACACCGCTGAGAAGCTCAGTGGTGTCCAGCGGACCAAAACCGGCGATGAATTGACCGTTATGCACCCTGAACCTTATGTAGAGGAACCCAATCCCCATGTATCTGGGGAGACGGTCATCCTGAAAAAGGGCTCGAAGACCACTGTCACTCAGAAGTACATTACTTATACGACTTCTGACGGACATGCATACCGGATCAAACGTGGTTCTTTGGGCGCTCTTGTCCCCGCTAGTGCTTTTCCCGCAATGGTCAACTACATGCAGCAGCAGAAGGAAGATCTCATTGCTCGTGCGAAAGCACTTGAGGTGGTTCTTTCCGCAACCGATAAAGAGCTTGGCCCTTCTGCGGCCGAGTGGCTGCATGTTCTTTTGACCACTTATGTGCTCAAGCCAAACCCTGACAACAAGGCGGCATTGTCAGGTGCCCTCAATGAATTTTGGGCCACCGCAAAAATGGGTAGGTCCAAGGCTTGGGACGGAATTGCTCG